TCTGTCATAATCATCTCTCTTTATCAATTCAATACAAGTATTATAGCAGGTTGGACCACAATGTCAACCTTTATTTTAGGTAAACGTGAAGATTAGAGAACACACCATTACCGCCCTCATACAAGGTGGTACCGTCGATGAGATGCATATCACCAGGTACAGTGACGGCTACCTCAATGTCCGTGCCATACTTAGCACGAGTAGATGTGATAGTGCCCAAGAAGGGAACATCTTTGTAGAAGCCACTGACCTCAGAGCCGACGGCATTCCAGATTGCATTCATAAAAGAATTCATAATTTATCCTACCCTAGTGTATATAATCTTCGATGGCTTGATAGAGTACATCGTAATCTTCATTAACGATATCTAATTCTTGCTCAGTAAGAGCAACTCCGTCAGCAGTTTCGGCATATGCAATGTATGCGTCACAGAACTTTGGATAGTCCTGCATGTCGATTCCCTCGACTTCGATGTTAGTTATATTATTTAAATTTGTCATATTGACTCACTTTCTTTACTTTATACACATATTATAGCAGGTTGGTCCACGATGTCAACCTTTATTTTCAAATTCCTTTGAGTTTTTTATACTTCGCTCGTAGTGCTATGAACTTATGGAGATGATTCATAGGCTTCTCAATGAATACCTGAGGATCATTATCATCGACAGCAATAACTGTGACGATCTGTTTGATTGGAACACCAGTCATCTCAAACCAGCAAGCGGCATACACCGACTCTTGGATGAAGTAACTTTCAACGTACTCAAGCTTCTTTGGACGCCTAGATGTTTTGTAGTCGATGATCGATAGAACACCGTCCCACTCTGCAATACAGTCAACCCGACCAGCCACCGAAAGCTTCTCACTGAATAGAGGAACTTCCTGACACCAGACGTTATCTAGATGCTTGTCTAGCACAGTCTTGATTGTATTGAATGTGAATAGATTTGAGGGCATTGCACCCTTCTTCCAATCAGCGTCATTATTGACGTAATCTTCTGCGAGTTGGTGAACAGCAGTACCACGTGTGGAAGCTTGGTTCATGACTCGATTTGCTTCAGCGTCACCTACACGTTTGCGCCAAGCGTCTAATCCAGACTTATCTTGAACACTCAGAACTGTAGTTACTGAAGGTAGAATTGCACCACTTGGTGTGGTATAGAATCGGCCCTTGTCTGAGGTGTCTGCTGACATCTCTTCGATAACGTGACCGTGTTGATAGTGTGTAAACATAATATTCCTCTCAATTGAATATACAGTATACTACACTTTTAGGTTGTTGTCAACCTTTATTTTAACCCATTTTGACTTTAGATGCACTTCCTGTTATCGTACCTAGATCAGCCGAATCACCAAGCCTATTAGCGGCTATTGAATTTATGAAGACTTTAGCAGATCCAGATCCAGTTACTGCATCAGCATGAGCAATACAAGGTGGCGGAGCACCTGGATTGGGCTGAGTGTGCGCCGTTATGAGACTGCCAGTCACGGCAGCCAGCTTCGTTTCCACATACACTTTAGTCTGTGGTGTTGATAGAATTGTAGATGATACCGTACAAGGAGCTGAATGCCCGGTTAAGATTGCATCAGTTATTCTAGCAGATAATGGCATTATCGTACCAACGAAGATCCAGCATTAGCGGCTAAAAATGCATCCACTTCTGCTTGGGTCATCTGCTTACCAACTCTTGTACCATCTGCTAGTAAAAATACTCGTATTCGTTCGGCCATATTATCCTCTTAAGATTTTTCTATCGACACTTTCTTCGTCAATATCATTGCCCTCACCAAAGTCCCAGCCCATTTGACCCATAGACTCTGGTCGGATTTCAACGAGAAGGTCTTCACCCTCTCGCCCCCTAGTTTCATTCCCGTCTGAGTTCAGCTCGGTCATGCTTTTGTGTTTATCTTTTTGATTTTCCATATTACTATTTATAGTCCTTGTCTGTCTCTCTCTATGATGTATGCTTTGACTAACTCGCTTCGAACAATGTCCGATGCTTGGAACTCAACGAAACTAAACTCATCCATACGCTCAATGATCTTCATGAATGTACGTAATCCTGAAATTTCCTTCTTACGTTCACTAGTCAAGTCATCCTGTTTAACATCACCGCAGAAAATGATCTTACAATTCTCGCCAACTCTCGTCATAACGGTGTGCAATTCTTGATCGCTCATGTTCTGAACTTCGTCAACTACTATGATGCAGTCATCGAATGTGGATCCTCTTAGGAAGGATGTTGAAATGAATTCTACTAGATTCTTTTGCTTTAGAATTTCGTAGGCATCACCACGCTGGAATATCTTAGATGCTATGTCGTAATATGGTGCTTCGTAGACTTTCATCTTATCTTTTTGAGAACCGGGAAGAAATCCCATATCTCTTGTTGGAACTACCGATCGAACAATGTACACCTTTCGATATGATGTATTTTTTGCCATCGCTTCTTTGAGTGAGAAGTACAATCCCAAGAAGGTCTTACCCGTTCCTGCAATGCCATGAAGCATTAGATTTGCTCCGTCTTCCCATGCATCAAACGCTACTTCTTGATTCGAAGTCATTGGTGCAATGTCTTTGCTGATCTGAAATCCTGTAGATAATTGGTTGTCTGTACCTATTACTCCCTGTTGCTTAAGTACTCGCTTTTGGCGTTTGGTCATTCGATGTTGCTGTTGGTGTGCAGGCATTTTCCATCCTTATCTTTATCGGGTTTGCATTTTACTCCCAGGACTATTCTTATGAATATTCTTTAATAGGCTATTGAAGCTATCAGGAGTTTTGGTTATTCCCAGACGTGCGGCATCACCCAAAGCAGGAGCTTTAGAAATGAACTGTCGAAGGTCAGGGTTCTCAGATAGATACAATTCACGATCTGCAATCTTCATCATTTTTTCAGTTTCTTCACCTGTCTTAGTATTCTTAAACGAGTAAATAGGCATTATGTATTCTCCAATTATTATAGTAAAAAAGCGACCCCCAAGGATCGCTTCGTTGTGTATCCATCACACAGATATTTATATCGAAATTACCTGCTAAAGCATCATTTCGTAAATTTCTTTCCAGGTTTTTACCTTCTGGATATCTGGATGACTATACTCTTCAGTGAACTTATGTTCCATGAGAACAGATGTAAGACCCAGCCTAATACCAAGTTCGGCATTTTCGGGCTTATCTTCTACCCATAGGCATCCACTATCGAGATAAGGCATTAATGCGTCATCTTTATCAGCACCAGTATCTAAGCATATGACCTTCTCAAAGGCAGTCTTACCAAAAAGACTTTCTATGTTCTGGTTACGTAGTACGCCAGAATACTGGTTGAGACTTAGACTAGTAATACAGTGAAAGACACAGCCTAATTCTTCGTGCATCTTCTTGACATACTTGACTGCATCACGCAGGGGAGGAATACAGCAGATTGCCGCACTCTCGTTAAAGACTTTTATGTGCTTATACATCTCAGCTTTACTCAGACCGTATACGACACCCAAGTCATACTCGTTAACACCCGCAATTGGGTGGTAACCATGTTCTTTCATCCAGTTATTGAAAGTGTAAAGCCAATCGACTAATACACCATCGCAATCCACGAGAACCAATTTCTTATCAATTTCTATCATATCACTCCTATCATTTATAAACATATTATAGCATACAAAGGGGGTCTTGTCAACCCCCTTATTCTATCTAATCGAACAAAGAATCCTTGTGAGATCGCTTTTGTCGCCTGGCTTTCTGAATGTCAGCTTTACGCTTGTCATATCGTTTAGAATCTTTCTTTCTACCGATTTTTTCTTGAGCATAATCCTCTTCGATCCACTCACGAAACTTTTTACCTTTAGCCATTGATATTGCACTCTTCTTATTGTTAAGCTACTTTTTTAGGTCGTCCCCGACCACGTTTTGCGGGAATCGCTGGAACAGGATCACTAATGATCGGGCCAAACGCTTCAAGGATACACTCGACTGGAAGTTCAGGATAAGCCGCTTTGGCTACCATACGTAACAGTAACTTTGCGTCTCCTTCATCAACATTCTCCAACATTTGGATATATATTGATTCCTTCTTAATCTGCGTGAGGTTTACACCTTCAGGCATTTCGTTAACGATGTAGCACAACTTTCTAGCTTCTCGATAAAGTGCACCATGCGTATCAACCATGATGCTGGCATTGTAAGGCGGAGCTGTAGAAGGGACACTAAACGACCACTTCTTATCGTACATTAGAATGAGAATGTTGCGTAACTCTTTCGAGTTATTCTCTTTAAGACATGCAACTTTCTCTTCGTTGGTACTCAACTCACACACTTCCGTAATTATTTCATTTAAACTTTTCATAGACATATTAAAACTCCGATATACTTTCCATTAAATTTCGTAACTTGTTCTTGATAAAGTAGTTAAGCAACTGACTTCTATCTTTAGGATTCTCTGCATCGTAACGCTCTAGAATCGTTTCTTTGATAGTAGCTGGTATCTGTGTCAAATCGATCATCGACTTGTTACGGAAATAGTTACGTTTTACTTCATCATCCATTTTATTTATATCTTGCCAATCCAGCATACGCTTCTTAGTCACTGGTCGCTGACGGATACCCATTACGAATGTATTATCGGGTGACAACACGTTAGGTACACCATCACCAGCATCGCCCTTGAGGATGTGTTCAGCTAGATATTGATTTGGATCTGAATGAGAGATCCATCGCTTTCGTGTAGGATCGTATTGCTTCACGTTTGCATACTTATGCAGTTGTTTGAAGTCATGATCACCTGATAGAATTAGAATAGGCTCGCCTACATTCAGTTCTTTACCCTCTTTGTGTACGATAGTACCAATGATGTCATCAGCCTCACACGTATCAATCTGAATAACTTTGTACGGGAAGAACTCTTTCAGTTCATCTCGAATGTTATTAAGAGCATTGAATATAGCACTCCAATCTAGCTCAGAGTTGTCTCGTGCTTTACGGCGATTAGCCTTGTAGTACGGGAACGACTGTCTGCGCCAATAGTTCTTGTCATCACAAGTGATTAGTAGTTCACCAAACTCACGGTGAAACTTCTGTCTGTTGAATCTTAAAGTATTTAAGATCATGTGTCTTAGCATGTTTTCATCCACTTGAGCATTTTGGTGATTACCAATCTGCATCATCATGTTTGAAATCATAACTTGGTTTAAGTCTACCAATATCATAATTTATCTCCTGATTTAATTTATATGATAGTGTATCATATCACAAATCGTAGGGTTTGTCAAGTCATTCCTCGTCATCATCTGCCTTATACATATCTTCTAGAAATGAGTGTAGCAGTTCGTCATGATCCAGTTCCATATCTTCCCACATTCTTTCCGCTACTGTTTGGAAAGGATGCGTTTCGCCTATCGATCTGTATACTAACGCTTTGATGATTTCCATAGTGGACATAATTTCTAGTATGCTCATAGGATCATTGGCAACATCTATGCCCATATCATGCAACGCTGTGACTATATCTCTAGCCGCATTCAGTGCAAAAAATTTAGCGACATCCTTATCGCTTTCTTGGATTAACTCCTTGAGTTCTTCGTTTCTTTCTTCGTGCTTCTTACGTGCTTCCGCAAAGTCTATGACATTTGCCATTACAACACCTTTAATATTATAGTATCTCGATTGATTCGACCGTCAGTTTCACTCTCTTTGGTTTTCAGAGTCCTAAGTTCTTTGAGTGCTTTGGACTTGGAAGCTTTAGCGAGTACTGTGATAAACTCTTCGGGCTTTCTCAGCATCTTCTTGAATGAATTCTTAACATCGAATCCACTAATCGTACTGCCTTTAACCTCGAAGCCATTCCTTCGATCAGAGACCAGATACTTCATCTGTCTAGTCTTAGTATTGAAGAGGTACACTTGATCAGCACCAACCATCTTCTCGGGACTGACACTTGCTATCTTGTACTCAGACGAAGATGGCAGATACAATACCTTAGCGACTTGCTTACTAGCAGGCTTAAGCTTCTGTACACGAGTCTTACGTGTTGCTTTCTTACTCAAAAGAAACTTTTCCGTATCGGAGATCAGATCACATATGAACTTATAGAATGCCTTTTGCTTTCTAGGTGTCATATGAGAGTATCCCTCAATTAGATCCTCAGTCTTATCTTCAACTAGTTCACGTAGTTCTTCTTGAACTGGCTTGTAGTGTCGGATAGTATCATGTGCAGTCTGAGTCGCAGAACCATCTTTGATCATGACATCATATATCGACCAATCTTTGTCTAACGTACCTGACGTGTACTCATCGATAGAGCCTTCTATCTCACCTATAAACTCATTGGTCTTCTCACCAAGTAGTTCAGAAGGACTCTTACGCTTCACTGGCTCAGGAGCATTTGGATCGATTTCGACTTTAACAGTCTTACCGAATTCAATTATCTCATCGAGTGCTGTAATCTGAAACGCTTTATTCTGTTCAGGTAACTGACAGCCATTCATCTCCATCTTACATAGAGCGGCAACTGTTGAACTAGTGCGCCAGTCTTCTGCGGCTTTGTAGTCCTTCAAGTCTTCAGGACGATTGGTTTTCATCCAATCTGTTGTCCATTCGACATAATGCTTCTTGTCATAGAAGTAGCCGTAATGCCGTAACGTATCTAATATTTGACGTGGCATCTTATCTTCGGTCACATCAGCCCAATCAGTAGTCTCTCTACCGACGTGCTTCTCTTCTTGCAGACGAACAGCGTTAGACCTACGAGGTGCTAATCTGACTGTCTTCTTAGCTAATTTAGCCATACTTGACTCCTTACTTAATTTATACTTGTAGTATACACTAGTGCGATTTGGTTGTCAAGAGGTTTTTTAATAATTCGTTCCATTGTGCTAACCTTTTTTCCCACGAGTACACATCATCCACTATAATCTTGTGCTGTGCCAGATCCAACCCGTAGGTTCTTCGGACACTAGTCCTATTATATAGATTTATTGCGTTCTCTAGCTCCTGATAGAATTTGTTTACGTGTGCAGAAATGTCTTCTGTGTGACCATACATAGCAGTCATACCAAGAGAAGTCTCTGGTAACGAACTATATGACGTATGGATACACATCATCTCAGCAGACATACATTCGATCAAAGTCGTATATGAAGTCTCGGGAAAGTGATTAGGGAAAAGTAGTATGTGACACTGATCAAGAACAGGTATTTTACCCTGCATGCCTATGTCACTCTTATCAATACTCGTGAACATAACCATTTCATGGCTTTGCACATTTTCACAGAATATTCTGTTAGACTTGTTTGCCTTTGTTTTGAGATTACCAAACACACTGAAGTCACTATAGACATACAGCTTAACGTTTGGATTTCTAGGTGATATTTTCTGGAATGCGTTAAAAGCTACATCCAGACCATTACGAGGATCCCCAACGAATAGTAGATTGATATCATCTTCATTCTTCTTAGTCGTTTTGATAGGCTCAATGGCGTTAGGCATAACAACGCCTGCAGAGTAAGGAATACCTAGAAATAGGTTATACATGCTCTGTTGCCAATGAGTCATAAACACCAACGCATCATACTTATTCCAACCACCGTCAGCTAAATGCTGTACAGCTGGATCATCAGCAGATTCAGAAGGCATATACAATGAGACCTGCCTCTGACTCTTTTGATCTTCACTTGTGATGAAGTCTACTTGAGCCAGAAGCTTTGGGTCCACGTCCCTCTCTATGAGGGTGAGTACCGATAATACGCAGTTAGCTAATGCCATTTGGCAATGTCGTCCCTGCTACGTCACGAAGACTGTCCCATCGAAAGGATCTCCATCCATTCGCTTCAATGTCCCATACAGGCAAAGAGAACGTACTAACTTTCTTAGTCGTACCCGTCACACCACCGCTTTCAATCACTGGCTGTACTGGAATATGATCAGAACTTAGAGTTGCTTCCATTGTTCTCATCGCACCGTTTGCTTTAAGAAACTCAATTCTCACCGAACCTGCTGTTAGCAAGCTTTTCATTTCATCTTTAGTCATTTTCATTTTCTCCATTATTAATGTATTCGTTTACTAGTATAGCAAACTCTTCATAGCCTGTCAAGCGTTTTTTACCCCAAATTATTTGAGGTATTGCTGTCTCTCCAGGAAACTCTCTGTCGAACTCTTCTCGATAATGAACAACAGACTTGTACTCATGCTCTAACTGGAACACCTCAGCTAACTGCTTGGCTCTCAAACAGTGTAGACAGTTATCAGATCCGTAGATAGTAATCAGTCCCATGGGTTCTCTTCTGACCATTTCCAGTCACGTATCATACTGATCTTCTTACTTTCATCTAAGTTTTTTAGATAGTCATTATCTCTATCAAACAGGGATAAGACATCCTCTTCACTCATAACATCATGATCGACAATAATCTCGCCAATGTGTTCTGATGAAAACTCGTTAACATCGTTACACGTAACAGCATCGAGTGCCCACAATGGATCGACAGTTACATTCGTGTTCTCTTCTTGTAATTGATCCATCGGTATACAGTATCGCTGTCTAAACGTAGACACGGCTGTCACCATAACGTACTTTTTGCTCAATTCATCTTCTCTCATTCTTCTTCCCATATAGTCGTGATAAGATTCCTGCATGTTTTAATCTGACTCCATTTCTATCCCATGTGAGTAATGCTTTAGGCAAATATCTAAGTCTTAACTTAACTTTTCTTGAAACCCCGTCTGACCAGCATTCTGTAAAAGAGTTTGGTCTACCTAATATTTGCGATGTTCCTACACATCCAGCCCATTCTGGAGCTTTACCCACCATCTATTCCTTTCAAGTTGTTATGTCTATCTAAGTATAATACACGAAGTACTTACGAATGTCAAGTACTATTTACCAATGTCTTATAATATTTGCGATAATGAAAACACCACAGGTAACATTGAGTAGTAATATCAACGTGCGGATTACAGCTATATGATTTTCGTTCCTGGCATCATAGCCATCCTCTTCATCGAACGTTCCGATTGCATGTTTCCACATCACCCAAAATCTTTTCACTGCCCAATTAATCCCCATCCATGATTCTGTATTGCGTTTAAAATGATGAACCAACAGGTTGCCATATGGCAGATCCACCAAAACGATCTGATCATAGCTACAGTATCAGCCTGCTGATCAGTCTCTCCTACCTTTTCACCCAGACTCTTAGCCCAGATTCTCCAGTACTTTTTAATTTGTTATTTTCTCCCAAAGGCTTTTTTCTGGTACATTTTGCTGGTCTTCTACTGAAGTCTTAGCATCGTTGATTTCTTTATTAGCATCGTCTAATGCTGTCTCAGCATCTTGGTAATAGCCTTCGTAAGCGCCAATGATTGCTTGTTGCTGTTGTAGATATGCACGAAGGTCTGATATGTTCAAACCAAGATTTGTGTATCCTTCATCTGTTACTGCAAAGAAAGCTACGGATCTACCACTAGCCTTAAGCTTTTCCATCTGCTTATCGTAGTTATCTTCTGTGATGATCATCCACTTAACATCTCTGAGGTTTAGTTCATCTGCTTGTGGCAATACCAGTTTAGGTTTTTCGACTGCTGTAGCCGAGACCTCAATCTTCTGAGGCATACTACTACATGCACTAATCAGAGATATAACGATCAAACATCCAAGGACATTCACTGTTGAACGATTTGCCATTTTTAGCCTCCTTTTCTTTATCTGTTAAATCTGCACCAGAAAGCAACTCGAAACATCGGTTAGCTTTGACTGTTGCACCACTTATTACTCTTTCTACCAAACCAGGCTTATTCTCAGCAAGATTGCCAAGATCATGTCTGCCTAACTTATCTGATAGCACTTGATTCTGCTTGCGGATGGCACCGAACTCTTCGTTAACCTTAGTCAACTCTTCACTAGCCCTTTTATAATCCACTTGCAGTTGCTCAATGGCTGCCTCACTTGTTTGTATAGCAACTTCTAACTTGGCGTTGTTCTGATTCAGGATAGTCATTCTTTCCTGCGTGTCATTATAGTACCAATAGAATGCCCCACCCATGACGAACATCAATAAAGCCATTACTCCAGCTAATTTCATTCCCATATTACACCTCTATATCTAGTATTAGACCATTACTCTTTTTATTGCCATTCGGGTCATATCGGTTGGCATTAGCACTGGGTTCTATTACCCGCACTTTTTCTTTCTTAAGTGGTCGTATATACTCAGCAGTAGTATAGCTAACATAAGGATGTCCGTATATGTTATTTGGCTGGGATCTCACGATCATCTTTTTTACCTTTCGACTCAGTAGTCTTTTTCTTACCAAAGATAGTATCCCAATTGTCTCTGCCTTTCGGTGAGAGGACTTTTGATCGGATACTATCTCCAGTTATATCATTCTTAGTGGTCACTTGTACTCCTACTTATATGTTAATGCATTGTGTATAGCATAGTAACCAGATTCTCTGCCTACATCAGACTTACCATCAATTCCGAAGACTTCCTGCAAAATCTCATCATAAGCCATCTGATCACAGATAACACCTTGAAAGATGCGTTTCGTTACAGCATAGAATGCTTCTTCTCGATCTTTTTGACTTAAGTT